AGATCCTCGTTCCGGTAACTTACTCGGAAACGGGTTTCTCGTACAACAGTATGAAGTGAACGGTGCAGGTGCAGCGATCATCAACGAACCCTCTGCCAGAAAATACCCGCATCGAGGTTATCTTCAGGAACCAGACACCAATCGTCTCGCGCGAAACGAAAATACAGTAGATACCATTGTCGAACTGAAGAAAGCAAACATTGATCGTTTCGTTCCTACCGCAGACATCACGATCACACCGAGACAAGTAGGCTCCGTGGGAACAACGAGTCCTGTTCTGAAAAGACAAAATCGCGCAGGTGCATGGACAGAACCACTCACGCCTTACGGTGCAGAGTATCCGCACAATCATGTGTATGAAAGCGAATCAGGTCACATTGTCGAAATCGATGATACACCACAGCGAGAAAGACTACACCGCTATCATCGCACTGGCACATTTGAAGAAATCCACCCGAACGGGGATCGCGTAACCAAGATCGTAAGAAACAACTATACGATTGTTATGAAAAATGACAATGTGCATGTCGAAGGTTTCAAGAATGTTACAGTTGACAAAGCGTGTAAGATTTTGGTAAACGCTGACGAGGAAGGAAACGATCTGGATATTCAGATCGCAAGGACAGGCAATCTGAATCTCGATGTCAATGAAGGAAACATCAACGCAAAAGTTGGTACTGGTGATGTAAACCTCCAAGTGGAAAACGGTTCATTGAACTTGCATGTGAACGGCAACTTCAATCAATACATCAGCGGAAACTACACACAAATAGTTGGTGGACAATATCTTGTGCGATCTGGTTCTGGTAATGGTGGCGCAATCTTTTTGAACGCTGGACAAATACACTTGAACAAGCCTAACGCTCCAACATCAGGTGGTGAATCTTCGACAAGTGCAACATTACCTGCACCAATCGTGTCAGATGCGGCAAGAGTTGCGGCGCAACGCACACAATCTACACCGCAAACAACTAAGAAGGAAATTGGTTAATGGTATTTCGTTCTGGTTACAATCCCCTTCCGAGTGGTATCACACCAAAGTTTCCCGATCTCATCAAGATCGATCATCCATCTGCTGTCGTTCAAGCAGCGGGTGCGGGAAGATTACTTCAGCGAAATCCTCTGTGTGACAAAAATCTACTGAAGGGTATTGATGGTGTTGCAAGTATTCCTGGCGCAGTCTCAGACTTTCCTGGCATCAAAGATGTCATCGCAGGCACAGGTGTTTTCAATCTGTTTCCCGAAGATCCGATTGCACAGTTCACAGGAATACCGGAGTTTACTGCACTCGCAAATCCCGAAGGTATTTTGCGTGCATTAGGACTCCCAACGGAAATTGATCCTGAGCAGATCATCAAGGCTGCTGTGGACGATGTTCTGAACGCACTGGATATCGAAAACCCACTTGCAGAGTTGTGTGAGGAGATTACTGAGGTGGGAGAGAGCATCGACCAGCAGATCCTTACTGAAATACCGACACTTCCGAACATAAATAGTTTGGTTCCCGATGTGGACTTCCCGAAGTTCTCACAAATTACAGATCAGTTACCAAACCTCTGAGGCTAAATCGTGGCGAAAATACCTTTTGATCCTTCATCTACAGAGATTCCTGAAAATGCAATCACCAATGCGGAGCGTCGAGCGGCGCTTGTAGTTCTTGAAGGAAAGGCTCTCAAGAATCCTGCTAGAAAACTGATCGACAACGCAAAGCGATGTGTGACACACCAGATCGCAGAGTTTGAAGAATTGCGAGACGGCATTTCTGCTGGAACACCGAATGAAGTGCCGGGTTGTTACTCTTGTGCCGGAATTCCTTTGCAATGCACAATCGAAGCAATTTCGCTACTCAATGACATCATGTATGAGTTGGATCTGATCGACATTCATACAGACAGAATCACGGGAGCAAATCCCGAAACTGTTGATGAGTTTTTTCAGAGATTCTCTGCTGCGACGGAATACACCAAAGCACTCAAATCAGTAACAGGCAAGAACATCGAAAAGATATCGTGTGTGTTTTGTAGTGTTGCTGGCGAATGTACCGATGTCTATTCCAGAATCTGCAATTCTACTGGGTGTCAACCAAGCACCGGCATCTGTCAGGGATTTACGAAAGTCTCCGGTGTTTCAGGACTCGCCAGTAGAGTCAAAAACAATCCACAGTTATGTGCTTGCATGAACGAGGAGTTTCTGCCAGGAATCATCGATGATCTACAGCAGATCATACCAAAAGACGAGTTGTGTTATTGCGAAGCAATTAGTTTTCTTTCAAAGTATTCGAGTGGTTTGAAACTTGCAAGCGATGTGTTGGGTGATCCTTTCGTTTCGGATGTTGTCAGTGAAGTGTTCGGAACATCAGACTTACAAAATGTTCTAAAGCAGATCAAAGAAGGCACACCGGACGACGAACAAACAGAATACTTTGAAAGAGTCGATCTCGTTGGTGCAGGTTGTCCAGAAGATTTTACGGATGCTGCAACTGGTCCTCCCGGTCCTCCCGGTCCTCCGGGTGCGCCTGGCTTACCCGGTCCACCCGGTCCTCCAGGTCAAAATTGTGATTGTGGTGATGATCCCGACCCAACCGGTGCGTGCTGCGTCGGTGATTACTGCATTTCTGTGTCTGGTAGTCAGTGTGGTTTCTTCGGTGGTGATTACAACGGAGATGGATCTATCTGTTTCAATTCGGAAACAGGAGAAGGTGTGAACTGTGCTGGTGCTGGTGGGTGCAATAACAATGAAGATTGTCCGCCAGGTTTAATTTGTTGTGGTTCAGACTGTGTTCAACCATGTCAAGATGGGACTTGCCCTCCGTGCATTGAACCTTCTGATTGCCCCGAAGGCACATATGAATGTCCTGCGAACTCTGGTAGTTGTTGTGAAAATGGCAGATCGTGCTGCCCAAACGATCCCACCAATCCTTGCTGTCCGCCTGGTTCTAGTTGCTGCGACAACAAGTGCTGTGCATCTGCAAAATGCTGCGATGGTCTATGTTGTCCAAATGAAGACGACACATGTTGCACAGACGAAGAAGGCAATCCGCTATGCTGCCCAGAAGGAACCATTTGCTGTGGGACTGGTTGCTGTCCAATAGAGGGTTCTGAGTGTTGTGACGGAGAGTGTTGTTCAACTCCGTGCTGCGGTGGTGTCTGTTGTCCAGACGGCGAACAATGCTGTAACGATACATGCTGTCCAACAGAATGCTGTGGAGGTAACTGCTGTGCTGAAGGTGAAATCTGTTGTAATGGAACCTGCACACCTCCAGAAGATTGTGATTGCGATGATCTTCCGGGTTGTTCTAATTTTCCAAACATTGTGTGCAATAAATGCGAAAAGCCAAGATACCAAGCAGACGACTCTGGTGTATCTTGTCTAACAAATGTAGAAGACGGCAATCGGTGTAATGTTCTTGTTAATAACACTGACGGTTGTTGCCCGGGTCAATGTTGGCAACACTGGAAGGAAGAATATGAGGTGTGCTGCACAGAACAAGCATGTCCCGGTGAAAAAGAATTCGAGAATACTTATGTTTGTTGTCCCGAAGGTCAAAATTGCTGTGTTCTACCAGATGGAACACCAACATGCTGTGAGGTAGGAAGTTCGTGCTGTGATGGATTTGGTTGTTGTCCGCATGTTTGTTGTCAGTGTGAAGAAGGAAGTAGTATTGTAAGCACATGCACGAATCCTCAAGAGCCATTCAATCCCGCTATAATCAATCAACTGTGTGGTTTGAATAACACCATCGGATGTTATGGAAACTATTATGCCGACTGTCCATTTGGTCCTAATCGTTGTCGAGGATATGAGCCTATTCTAGAGGATTGTGAATGTGGTTGTCCTGCGGGAAGTGTTGATTGCAACAACGGGTTTGGATGCTGTCCGATGGACTGGCAATGCTGCACAAACCCAACCACAGAAATTGGTACATGCTGTGGACCTGGTTTGGAATGTTGCTGCCCAGATACAGACGGAAACAACGCAAGCGAACCGTGTGAATGTATTGATCCTCTGACACAAAGATGCTGTGATGGAAAACCATCACCAGTCAATGAAGATTGTCCAGAATGTGCTACAAGTCTTGATTGCACAAATCCAGAAAAGCCAAATTGTTGTGGTGGAAAGTGCTGTGACTGTTGCAACAACGCGGGTGATGATTGTTGTGATACTGTGTGTTGCCTAAACGAAGAAACCGGAGAAACTACATGCTGTCCAAACAGCAGCGATACCTGTTGTAATGGAGTGTGCTGTCCCGTAGACAGAGAGTGTTGTGGTCCAGATGGACCCTGCTGCCCACAAGGAGAAGTTTGCTGCACTAACGCAGCCGGAGAACAGGTATGTAAATTGCCGCAAAATTGCTGTGGTGGTGTAGTATGTCCGGGTGAGGGGAATTGCTGCAATGGCACATGTTTATCCGAAACTAATCTAACATGCTGCAACAACCAACCATGTCCAGCAGGAAATTGCTGTGGTGGTGTGTGCTGCGAAGAAGTTAGAGGTGGTGTAGATTTTAGTGGTTGTTGTGAACGAAATGGTATATGCGATTGTAACTATGGTGCTTGTAACAACGATTGCGACCCGGATGTTCCTGGCGGCGGTGGATTCGGAGGTGGTGGTTGACAACACGAAACACCAATGCGTATGGACCATATTCTGTTGAAGGCTGGTATCCTCTCTACAGCAGCAGTAGTGCTGCGTTTGAAGCGAGTCCACGGAACGAAGCAGAACCGATCTATCTTGCAGGCAGAAGATACTTTCGACCACTTGGTTTAGGAAAACCGGGAAACGGTGTAGTCTTCAATGGAGATCATGTCGCACAAGAACATCAGATTCCTGTATCAGAAAGAAAACCAGTTGCCCCGGTTCTTCCAAGTGTCATTCAGACACCTGTTTCCTTTCAGATCATCAACTTTCCACAGGCTGAAAAGAAGAAGACGAAAGTTGCTGGTGATGTGTTCTCGAAGAACTCCAGCGAAACAAAAATTTCTGGCGACTACCACACGACACTCACAAACAAGAGCGGTCAAATCAAAACCACAACGAAGGTATCAACCATCGATGGTAAGGTATCACAAGATATCGTGGGCAGTCCGAACTTTGGTGCGAAGAATGTCACAGAAATCACTGGTTCCACGATACAGCAAATCAATTCAAACGGAATTCTGTTTGACGAAAAGGTAGTTACATTCGTATCTGGATCGAACATTCGCATCGACACAGATAACGAACGACGAGACTTCATTCGCATCTCTGTGGATGAAATCAATCTGTGGGAATTGGAAGATGTGAACACCAACATGGACCCAAAGAAAGGCGAAGTCCTGATTTGGGACCCAGTCGAATCACAGTGGACAAATGGAAATGTCGATCTTCAGGAAACCACTGGTATTCTGTACGGTGGTGTTCTTACTGCCGTTCCGGGTGGAACTACTTTTGATGTCTCTGCTGGTATAGGACACATCATCACATACACGGCAGATTCTTCGGGTGCGTCTTTTGAAAGAGAGTATGTTTCGTGGAGTGAATTCACAGACGTCACACTTGATAACATTGCAACTCAAGACTTTACTTATCTTTACATCGATGACGGAGAGTTGATTCAGACACCAACGCCATTCTCCGAATCGGATTACCAGACGAAGATCATTGTTGGAACCATCTGTCACATTGACAATGCCACAATCACTCTTGCGACAAACAAGCAGAGTGTGGGTTATCATTATTCTCAGAAAGTAACCGAACTGTTCAACATGTTCGGACCAATGAAAAAGTCCGGTCTTCGACTCACACCAAACGACTCAAATCTTAAGTTTGATAGATCGGCTGGTGAAGCACTGGTTGTCGGTGGAAACTATGGAACAAATCAGTTTGATCCAGACAATGTTGTTCTTTCTGCGGTGACTGGTGTTTCGTTCTGTCGTTTGTCAAGAGACGGTTCTGGAGGGTACTCATTTGATACCAATAACGGTTCATTTTATGAGTTCATCGATCCGGGTTACTATGACAACAACAGTGGCACTTTACAGGTCGTAAATAACAACCAATGGACGATACAGCGACTGTTCATGTTCCCGAATAATCCTGCGGATGTTATTTGTTATTATGGTATTGATATCTACAACTCAAAGGAAGATGCACTCGATGGTATCGTAACAGAAGTTTTTGAAGAAGCACTAATCACTCAAGAGAATGCGGTGTTTTTGGGTGATCTTGTTATTCGTGGAGGAGCGACAAACCTATCATCTACTGACGATGCAAAGTTTCTTCCTGCTGGTTTTTCCCGTGCTGCTGGTGGTGGAGGAGGCGGTGGAGCCGGTGCAGTAGATAAGAGACTACTAGAAACAACACTAAGAACAACCGCATATACACTTACAATTGACGACGCATACAAAGTTGTTCCTTTCAACAACCCACTCGGAACATCACTAACAGTACCGCAGAATGCCTCCGTTCCGTTTGAAATCGGAACGGTAATCTATGTTTACAATGCAGGTTCGGGTACTGTTAACATAACCCCAGCGAGCAAAGTGACTTTACGAAATTCGGGTGCAATCACTCAGTTTCAAGAAGTTTATTTACGAAAAAGAGCCACAGATGAATGGGTAATGGTCACTTAATCGTTGTATACATACTGTATGCCACAAGTAGTAAGAAAAGGCGACATCTGTACGGGACACGAATGTTTCCCACCAAGACCGAATAACGCAGGTTCTCCGAATGTGTTTGTGAACGGTATACCTGTTCACCGAAAGTCGGATACCTGGTCATTCCATTGCTGCGCTCGTAATTGTTTTGAGTCGGGACACACATCCACTACCGTTTCTGGTTCACCGACTGTATTTGCAAATGGGATTGCGGTTGCACGAAAAGGCGATCCAGTCGCTTGCGGTTCTCGTTGTAATACTCACTCTCCTAATGTATGGGCGGACGGTTAATGAAACCAAAAAGATATGTCGATCTCGATTTAGATTTCTTACCGCATCCCGTAACAAAGGATGTGGTTTTGAAGTATGACGAGGAAGCGGTCAAGCGTTCCGTGCGAAATCTCGTACTGACAAATCTGTTTGAAAAACCATTTCATCCAGAGATCTCGTCAAATGTAACCACGCTTTTGTTTGAAAACTTCAATCCCGTTATTGCGATTCGTCTGCGAAATGATATCGAAAGAATCATTCGTGATTATGAACCAAGAGTGAATCTGAGATCAGTCAATGTAACACCCTCACCAGACAGAAACCTACTTGAGATTGGTATTCTTTTCCAAGTATCCGGTTTTAACTCAACAACAGGCATCAACATACCATTAGAGAGATTACGATAATGGCAGAAGAACTTAATAAAAACCTTCAAGTCACGGATCTGGACTTTGATAGTATCAAAGAAAGTCTGAAGTCCTATCTTCAAGGACAGGATCTGTTCAAGGATTATAACTTTGAAGGTTCTGGTCTAAACTACCTACTCGATGTTCTCGCTTACAACACACACTACCAGTCGTTCTACACGAACATGGTTGCGAACGAAACCTTTTTGGATACGGCGATCCGTCGAGACTCGGTAGTGTCAATCGCAAAGCATTTGGGTTATACACCAAACTCAGTTCGTTCGCCATTTGCAATCGTAAACATCAGTAGCGACGAAGCGTTCACACTCGACGCTGGAACCGTTTTCACAAGTAGTGTTGCCGGTGAATCATATACTTTCGTCACGAAAGAAAACATCACCAGCAAAGTCTCCGGTGATCTTTATGTGGCAGAGAATGTTTCGATCTATGAGGGCGAGTTCTCCACGCTGTCATTTGTTGTGAATAGTAACAATCGAAATCAAAGATTCATTCTGCCAGAAAACACTGACACCTCTACTCTCACTGTGCGAGTTGCAAACTCAATCACCGATTCCACAGGACTCAGTACGAAATGGCAACTTGCATCCAATCTCAATGAAGTGAAGTCTACCGACAAGGTATACCATCTTCAGGAGACGGACAACGGTAGATTTGAAATTTACTTTGGTGATAACATCGTTGGTGTCAAACCTGCAAACGGTAATGTAATCGTGTGTCAGTTCGTACTCACACGAAACCCTGACGCAAATGGCATCGGATCGAACGACACAGAAACAAGAAGATCGTTTACTCTTGAGGGATTTGATGTCAGAACAATTGCGGCATCTGCTGGTGGTGCAAATCCAGAATCGATTCGCTCGATCAAGTTCAATGCTCCAAGAAACTACCAAGCACAAGATAGAGCAGTCACACAAAACGACTTTGCAACAATGATTCTTCGGGACTTTCCTGACATTGAGACTGCCGTGGTGTGGGGCGGACAAGACAATGATCCTCCGATATACGGAAAGGTGTTCATCGCACTCAAACCAAAAACTGGCATCTCTCTTGACGCTCCAACAAAACAACTGATAATTGACAGTCTGAAACGCAATCGAAGTATTGTATCTGTCGTTCCAGAGATTCTCGACCCAGATCCGTTGTATCTTTTGTTTGACGCGCGAGTTGTTTTCGATCAAAGCAGAACTACACAAACACCAAACGGAATTCGTTCGTTTGCTCTGACACAGATACAAAACTATGTGGACACTGATCTAGAAAAGTTCGACGGCGATCTTTACTACTCGAAACTGCTAGGTCTGATTGATGACATCAGCGATTCTGTTGTGGGAACTGAACTGCGCATTCGTATTCAGAAGCATCTCATACCAACACTGAACACCACGACAAACTACTCGCTGAATTTCAACAACGAAGTGTTTCACCCGAACGACGGGTATCAGACACCGGTTGTATCTTCTACTGGTTTTGATTACAAGGACGACAATAACACCGTTTTCCGTGGATTTCTTGAAGACGACGGTTCGGGAAATATCAGAATCTTCAAGGTAAATGATCTAGGAGTAAAGACGATAGTTTACACAAATGTTGGCTCAATAGATTACAAGAAAGGCAGACTGTCTCTCTTGAATTTCCGTCCTCTCGCAATTGATGGGACAGTCATACGAATTACGGTGATGCCGAAAAATCAAAACATCTATGCGAACGAAAACCAACTACTGACTCTTGATGTGACAGATCCAGAGAGTCTACAGGTTGTTGCAGTTACCACGCTTCAAGAGAAAAACATGCAACTCAACAACAGAATTCTAGGTAACGGTTCTATCATAACAGGAGTGTGATATGAGTCTGCTGATCTTTCTCAACAACACGAAAGAAACCCAGTCGTCGGAGAACATTATTCCGACAAAGGGAAAGGTATACTATAGAACATCACCACTTGTTCGTGAGCAGTTGCCAGATTTTATCGATAGTAACCACCCACGATTCGTTGCGTTTGTGAATGCGTATTTTGAATGGCTTGAACAAGAAAACAACTTGGGTGCGGTAGGTTACTTTCTCTCTGATCTATCCGATATCGATGCAACTAACATCGAACGATTTTTTCGCCACTTCAAGTACCAGTTTCTCAATGGATTTCCTGAAGATCTTGTAATCGATGCCGAAACTCAAACACCTGTCGATAAACAAAGACTTGTTAAGAGAATCAAGGAATTCTACCGCGCGAAGGGTAGCGAAAAATCCTATGAGTTTCTGTTTCGCATTCTGTTTGATTCTTATGTCGAGTTCTACTATCCGCGAGAAGACATTCTTTCGATCTCGGATGGTAAGTGGTACTTACCAAGATCCATCAAAGTTTCCTTGTCAACAGACTACAACATTCACGACATACGAGGAAACACCATCACACAGTTGGAAGGAAACAACGCATCAGCAAGAGCAAAGGTAGAAGATGTAATCGTAAATACCAGAGGTTCGATTCATCATGCTGAGTTGTTTCTTTCAAACATCAATGGAACTTTTATCGCTGATAGAAACATAACTTTGAACTTTCCAACTGGCGATAAAGAATCTTATGTGTATCCTGTAATTACTTCTATCGGTGCAATAACTGGTGGTGCGTCGTATCAAATAGGAGATACGATCACTGTCGGTGGTGTTTCAGGCGAAGGTGCAAAAGCAGTAGTAGATACGATCAGCACACAAGGAGCGATTGAAAGTGTTTCTCTTGTAGAATCTGGCATTAACTATTTCAACACAGACAACCCCACATTTTCGGTAAACACTTTCCGTGGATCTGGAGCGTCATTCTCGCTTACAGTCGGTGCGGTGTCTCTATATCCTGGCATTTATATCAACGACGACGGAAAACTGAACTCCGTTAAGAAGATTCGTGACAACTACTTCTTCCAAGAGTTTTCGTATCAGTTGCGATCTTCGCTTGCACTTGAAAGATACAAGCAGTATGTTCTTGATGTGATTCACCCAGCAGGTCTGAAACTCTTTGGTGCGTTGGTGCAAGGAAAATCTCACGGAATCACATTCGGCAGATCGACTAGTGCAGAGGCGAAAGAGATTTCGATTCTTGGACACTACACGCCGTACACGCTCAACACAAAAGAAAACCTGAGAAACACCGCAAAAGGCGTAGATCTGTACCCGTTTGGTTACAACGGCGTCACCAGCGATCTCGTTGCTGAAAATGGAACCACACCTCACGATTCTACGGGTGCGCGTCCTGCAATTTATTACGGTAAAGTCTATTACGAAGAAGCATCGAGAACTGGTCCTACTATTGTTGGTGATCCCATCTACGCATTTGATGTAACAGGATCGGGTGAAACTTGGGAACCGGGAACAACAGGACCGATGTGGTATTTGTCGCAGGGTGTCACCGCAGAAGGTGCATCCGCAGCATATGTGATTAGTCTCACCGCAGACGCTGGTGATTTCGCAAACAATGGTTCGTATTGGGTTATCTTCCCACATCCTAACTCTCGCAACATAGATACAATACCGCCGGGTACAACATTCTCGAATGTTATACTCGATGACTTCTTCTTTATTCCTGTCCAATCAAATGGCGGAATTACAGCAGATTACGAATTGTCCACACCATCATTGCAAACACTCGTATTCGGATCATACTAAATGTCCAACAGTCCAATCAAAAGTGCATTGAAAAAATACTTTGTCAGTTCATTTATTAACAGCGCAGAGTCGAAAGACAAACTGTTCTTTTTCATCGGAAAGACAACGGGTTGGGACGAATCTGGTCCTTCTGCTGGCACACCCGAAGATACCATCGTAGATGATATTGATACCTTGCGTAACATCATCGCTTACAAAGCAATTCAACCATCCGATATCAACTACATGATACCAAAGAACGAGTGGACATACGGTGCAAAGTACGATGAGTATTCTGACTCGGTTTCGCTTGAGGGAAAAACTTATCATGTGATGACTGACGAATACCATGTATACAAGTGTATATCAAACAATGATGGCGGAGAATCCGTAAAAAAACCATCATCAACTGTGACTACGGGAACCTTTTCTACATCGGACGGATATCGGTGGAAGTATCTGTTTACCATTCCAGAAGCATTGAGAAAATACATCACCGAAGATTACATTCCTGTTCCAATCGTATCTTTTAGAAGTTTCGATGAGATAACACAGCGCCAATACGACACACAAATCAATGCTGTGAACGGAAGTATCGATTACATTCGTGTTACAAGCAACAAGACCGTAAATATAGCAAGCACATTGTATGGTGGTTTATTTCAGAATGGCAATCCCAACACAAATATCTTTGATGCACCCTATGCAGCAGGTGTTTCTGTAGTAAAGTTTAACGCTGGAATCGGATCGAATGACTTTACTAATTGTGATTTGAATGTTGTCTCAGGACCTGGTGCAGGACAGGTACGAAGAATTGTATCGTATAACAAAACAACAAAAGAAGCAACACTAGACGCTCCTCTTACACAATTGGTAACAGACGGTTCGGTGTTTCACACCACACCCGGAATCGCTATAAATGGAGACGGTGAAGACGCACAAGCACATATCTCTCTACTACCATACGATGCTTCCGATCCTGATGTTGTTATTCGAGAAGTTGTAGTTACAAATCCTGGCAAAAACTACACATACGCAACGATCACAAACACAGCATTTAACTCTGCATATAATTCACAACCAGATATTCCAACATTCGACGCTGTTCTTCCACCAGCAGGAGGACATGGTGTAAATCCTTTGCTGGAACTCGATTCTACCAAACTGTTCGTACTCGTTCGGTTTGAGGGAACAGAAGGAATAACTGGTCTTGACACAAGAAACGATATTTTGCAATATGGTATTGTGTTGAATCCAAAACTCAATGACACAGATCCGCAGTATTTGGACTCTCTCGGAAACCCAATACGCATTGCAAATGTGAACGAAACAGCGGTGAGAGATATCATTGTTGAGTCAAACACAAACACGCCACTACCACAAAATTTGTTCACACCGAACAGATATGTTATTGGTTCTGAATCAAAGGCAACCGCACAGATCGTATCGTTTCTTCCAACAAACGAAACTGGGTTTGGATTGCTGAAAGTAAAAAACATTCAAGGTGATTTTCGTTTACCACTAAACTTAGGGTTTACCGGCGAACCACTTGTTGAGTTCGATCAGAGTGGTAAAGTATGGTCCTTTGACAAGATCGAAAAGGCTAGAATTGTATCCATTGTGGAAAATCCAAGAGACACTACAGATGTCGTGTTCGATGGTACAACTGTTCTTGGTGTTTCTGGTGCGCCAAGTATTGACGGCGACTCCATTATTGTTGGTGTCTCATCAGGTTCTTACGGAACTGTTCTTGGGTGGGATCAAGGTCTGACAAACGGGAATTTGATTCTCACCGATGTCCACGGAATGTTTGAGTCTGGCGAACAAATCGACATTTCCGGCGGGGCAAAGAATGCGGCGAGCATAGATACAATAACAATACCAGAGATTAAGCCAGTAACAGGTCAGGTATTGTACGCACAAAACATGAAGCCTATTGTGCGTGGACCAGAGCAACTTGAAGAATTTCAAATCTTACTAGGATTCTAATAAATGGCAACAGAAGGTAAGTCTCGTTTCAACATCGAACCATACTACGACGACTTTGACGAGGCGAAGAAGTTTCTTCGCATTCTCTTTCGTCCATCGTATTCTGTTCAAGCAAGAGAACTCACACAACTACAAACCATTTTGAACAATCAAGTCGGCAGATTTGCCGACCATATCTTTGAAAACGGTTCAATCGTTAAGGGTGGTAGTGTTTCTGAGTCTCGCGTTCAATTCGTTCGTCTTGAAACAACGACAACTGATCCTTCACAGTTGCTTAATTATGAAATCACATTTACGGAAAACGATGTTACAAAGAGAGGAAAGGTTGTTGCAACTCTACCAGCAACGACAACCGATCCCCATGTAATTTTGTTTTACGAACCGTACACAGGAACCGGCGCAACCGATACCACAAACAACGGAAGATTGTTTGTTTCTGGCAATCGTCTTCAAACAACCAATCCAAACATTACAACTGATGGTTCTGATGCACTCATCGTAAAGGCACAAGGTTCCATTGCACCAACCGGCGAAGCAATTCTCGTCTCGATTCAGCAAGGAATTTTCTACCTTGAGGGATTCTTCGTACTGAACGATGCACAATCGATTCCCGTATTCAAAACTACGAATGGTGTTCGTGACTTTACCATCGACAGTCAAACAACCGCTGTCGGATTTAACATCAACCGAGTTACAGTCACCGTCAACGACGATGTTTCTCTCCGCGATCCGGCGCAAGGTTCTTATAACTTTAACGCACCCGGAGCGGATCGATACAAGATTGATCTGGTAATCGATCAGATTCCGTTCACATTCAATGAAGACGGATTCCGAACGGAGTTCGATACCGAAAACTTCATCGAGTTCTTCCGCGTTCTGAATGGCGAAACATTCAAGACGCTTAAGTATCCAGACTATGCTGGTCTAGAAGAAACACTTGCGAGAAGAACCTTCGATGAGTCGGGACACTACACAGTTAGACCATTTGGTATCGAGGTTCTGGAATACGATGTTAACAACGGTGGTGTATTCGATCCAACAGTAAGCCCATCCGAACAGATTCGCAATGATCCTGATGGATTCCTTGCAGTCGGAATGAAGACCGGTAAAGCGTATGTTCAGGGTTATGAGTTTGAACTACAGAACACAGAGTATCTTGTCGGAAGAAAGGCAAGAGACTTGGATCATGTTCAAACTCAATCCGAGCAACTTCTTCCGTTCGACCTTGGTAACTATGTAATCGTCAGTAACAACGCGAACTCTCTTTTCGGTGACTTCTTTACTACAAACACCGATAGTGTTTTTGGACCAAAGCAAAAGAAACTTGCGCTGCTAGATGTCGAAAGAAACCATATTGGATGTGCAAACGCAGTCCACCTGCAACCAAACGATTTCAACTCAACAACATATCGTTTGTATTTGTCTGATATTGTGTTTGGAACCCAAGCAGGGGTGAATGCACAGTATGATACCGCTACTATAGAACAGGTTGCATATTTTGCATCAAGCGATACAGCATCTCAAGAAACGATATTCACCGCAGAACCAAACAGTGGTTTTGATGGTTCTCCGTTGTTTGACAGAGGAAATGCAACTCTAGTGTATCGTGTTCCCGTTGGAAACACTGTCAAGGAAATCACCGGGTTAGATTACTATGTGCAACGAGACTTCCAACCAACACTAACAAATGTTGGTGGTGACATTTACGAAGCAGTCATCGGAAACGAATCTGGCAATCCATTCAATCTGTTGCCTTCTGGTGCTGTGTTTCAGGGAACCAACAATTCTGATGGATTTGTCGATACCATCGATGAACTTGATGAATACATCGTTTCTGTCAACGGTCACATTTACACCATGTCACCAGAAACTTCCGGTCTGTACGGCGGAAACACGCTTTCGGTAAACAGCGGAAACACATCGGTAACACTCACACTCGATCTGTCAAACGAAGAAAGCATTCCAGAAAAAATCTATGTGCTTGCAAATGTTCGAGTTGAAGACAGCACCGGAGCAAACTTCCGCAAAAAGATTCTCAAGAAAAGAACACTAACTCTCAATGGCAATTCCAATACTGTTTTCAGCAACGCAATTGCTAGAGGTTATGGCATCAGTCTTGAAATCTCAGATGTGTACCAACTTCTCTCGGTGAAAGATGCGACAGATGCAAACAAAGACATCACATCGCTGTTTACACTAGACAATGGACAGCGTTCGTACTTGTACGATCACGCAAGTATTATTCTCGATGAAAGTTATGCGGATGGTAAAGAAGGACCTGGTGATAAGTGGTTAAACAATGGTGATGCGGCACTATTTACTGTCGAGTTTCTTTACTTCGATCATCGAGTTGGTGCAAGTGGTAAATACGATCAGATCACATATCCGATTGTAGTTCAATCATATCTTCATGACATGCACGAAGCAGGCGTCACAGTGGATGGTGTGACAACAGACTTCAACTACAGTCTGATTCCACCATTCGTAGACAAGAGAACTGGTGAAACATTCAGTTTGTCTGATGCAATCGATCATCGACCAATTCGTGCGCCTGGTGTTGCTTATGAGGGTGATCTTGTAACACCAGACGAGTCTGGTAGAGTTTATGGTGCATGGACACCCGAAGACGGCAATCTTTACTTCGTCAACTATACTCACTATCTTCCAAGAATCGATAAGATTTTGCTCACGAAGGAAAGAGAATTCAAGATTCTTGAAGGTCGTCCTTCACTTGAACCAATTGCAGCAGAACACAATCCTGAAAACGTAATGGTTCTGTACGAGATCAAAGTAGAACCATACACTTTCGGTCCCGAGGATGTCGAAATCAAGTATATCGACAACCAGCGATATACCATGAGAATGATCGGTGAACTGGATAAGAGAATCACTCGACTTGAAGAACTCTCCAAACTCACCGATGATGAGCAAGAAGCAAAGACCTCCATCGCTTCGTTCTCTAACACATTCCTTAACGGCATGGTAATCGACTCGTTCTCTACACACGATTCGGCAGATATTGACAGCGAAGAACACTCGATTGCAATAGATCAGGAAACAGGAACACTTCGTCCAACAACATCTGCTGTTAACATCGATCTTCGCTCAAGCGAATCTTCCCCGACTGGTATCACACTATCAGCGGATAATGTAATCAGTCTTACACCAACAGGAACCGAAGCAACTGTTGTTGCTCTAGAAGCAAACACAACAGTCAAGGTAAATCCTTCGTCGAAGGTGAACTGGGTTGGTTCTCTTTCGCTTTCCCCTTCCAGTAGTAACTGGCTTAGCACATATAAACCAGTCGTTGTAAACAACAACGAAGGTGGAAAGAACACTCACTGGATCTCTGGTAGAAAGAAGAACACCAGAGGTGTGCGAAATGGTTTCGGAACACAATGGAAGTGGTGGAATATTCACTGGGGAACCGAACGCGACAGAAGCATCACCGAAGAACTCGACTATGCTTCAAACATTACAAACACTTCGCATCTTCGTGAGGTGTTGTATGATCGCTGGTCACAAATCGTTCCAAGCGACAAGTCGGTTTCAAAGACAACAGGCTTCCGAAACACAGTTGCGTCTTATAGCGCAACAGGTAAAGCAAGAAGTGCTAGAAACAGAATCCGTCCTATCACACTTCGCAGACCGGACAACTCGATCAATTTCAGAATGGACTCTGTAACGATTGACTTCTCTGCATCCAATCTGAAGCCGTTCACCAAGATGTATGTTTTCTTCGATGGAAGAAAACTTGGATTGCAGTCTGAAAACAGTGCTTCGTACAATAACGATTATGGTTATCTTGCCAATCTGAACCCATCGACGCTTGTAACTGACGAGTACGGTTCTGTTTCCGGTCAGATCGTGATTCCCACAACCAACAAGTACCTTGCAACAGACAAGGTAATCAGAATCACAGACTCCGCACAGAACATTTCTTCGGAAAGCACAACATCCACCGATATGATTTTCCGCATCGACGGAAACTCCAGAACTCAAGGTTCCGGTAGACTGCGTGCAAGTCTCGCAAAGAGGGATTCCACAAAGCAAGATCGAATCGTTCAGGATGCAACAACTACAAACCGCAAGCAAATTCTTTCCTCTGTTGCGGACTATTACGATCCATTGACTCAAACATTCTTTGTCGATGGTTCACGCTATCCAAACGGCATCATGTGTTCCAGCATTGATATTTACTTCAAGACAAAGAACGCGAATGTTCCTGCAAAGATCGAACTTCGGGATGTAGTAAACGGAGTACCAGATCCATCGCATGTCATTGCATTCTCAGAGGTTACAAAGCCTGGTGACACTTCACTTGCGGACGGTGTAACTGTATTCTCAACTGGTCCAGATTCGACAAAGTATACTCGGTTTACCTTTACAACACCGGTTCGATTGACACCCGGAGAATATGCACTTGTCGTCCGAAGCAACAGCAGCGACGACGAACTTTGGGCTGCGACTCTCGGTGAAAAAGGCATTACTGCCGACGGTTTGAACACCAGCACCGAAGTCATCAAGCAACCCTATGTCGGAAGATTGTATCTACCACAAAACAATGGAACAAGAGTCGAAGACACAACTCGCTCCCTCATGTTCCGTGTGAACAGAAATGTCTACGACACCACAGAAACCAAGCAGATTCGCTTGCGTGGTGTTGCAAACTCTGCGAGAAACCAAGACGGAGTGGTTGTAACAACACCATCCGTAAACTACATCGAACTGAAGGCTACCATCGAACAGGAGCCAGATGCTGTGGTTCGATTCTTGCCTTCTACAAGCAACTTCTCCGCTGCTGATAGACGAGAGTTGATTCCAAACAGAACGACAAAGATCCTCGGTAAGCCAGGAACATATCCAAGAAGCACGACAAATGAAATCTCCACAAACGAAGGGGATCTTCTTGAACTGATTCTTGGAACACCAGACGCAAACATCTCACCACTTGTTGACTTGGATCGTTTGTCTCTCGTCTGTGTAAGAAACAACATAAGCACCGACACTTCCGGCGAAGAAGACCCGGTAGTGATCGATAAGCCTGACAAGGGTGTTGCAAGATACATCGGCAAGAGAAATACACTAGACATTCCCGCGAATAACATTCGTGTTGAGTTTGAAGGAAACCTTCCAGAAGAAACCGATGTCAAAGTCTATGTCAAGATTCTTGAAGACACAAAGACAGACTTCGAGAAGCAACCATACATTGAACTCACGAAGACAAGCGAAACTTTGAGAAACCCATCAAACACAAATGACGGTGAGTTCTATAAGTTCTCGTACATTCCAAAGACACCAACGGGATCATTCTCGGTGTATTCGACAAAGATTGTTCTAACAGGACCGGATAATGGTCTTGCTGTTCCTGCGATTCGCAACTTAAGAACATATGCGATTACGACATGAACCGAATGAGAATTAAGAACGAACCGGGGCTTGAACGAGACTTACAAACAAATGGCATTGTAAACACCAATGTCGATGAATACACTCGTTTCCTAGAAGAAAAAGAAAAAAGAAACACGGAAGAACAAAGACTAAATACTCTTGAGGCTGAGTTAAGGGATATCAAGGCTTTGCTTCTCGAATTGTTAAACAAAGGACAATAAATGGCAAGTACCCTACACAGTGTAACACCATTACAACTTTCCGATTCGTTCAACGAATGGTATCTACGAAGCAACGATCTGATCGATGTCGTAAATCGAATCAATGTGTATGATGTTGTTGGTGGGTTTGGGTTTGCCGAATATCGTGCGGTTGACGGAACAAAAACACTCCGCATCAACATCGGTCAAGGTAATGCAGAGTATCAAGGAACACTAATCGGTGTAACAGGACAAGGAATCTACGGTCTTCGATTCTTGGACGATCCTTCTGCTACCGGTGCAAACAATCCTGATGTGTCTACATCGCACAAGGTTCTCGCAGTTGACATTGCTGGTTTGCCAGACGCAACACCAGGTCCAACAGGAACAGTGGAAGCAGACGACTATTTCATGTTCGCGGATGTGTCTACTGCAACCGCAGACATAAGACGAGTGAAAGCATCTGAGTTGCTTCCGTATTCGATTTCCGGCGATCACAGATTCACCGGAAATATTTACTTCGATGGTACATACACTGTTATTAACTCATCCGAACTGTTCGTTGACGACAAAGTTATTTACTTGGGAACAAGTGGTGATAGCGACGGTGGTGAACCGGGACTGAATGATGTAAACATCGACGGTGCAGGTGTCGTCGTTCGTGGTCTTTCAGGTGACAAAGAGTGGGTTGTTGATACGAGCAATGCCGGTATTAGTTCTGCGTATCAGGCGTGGAAAACAAATATCGGCATCGACTTCAATGTTGCAAAAGCATACACCAATGCGTTTAACATTTTCGGTTACAACTCAGCAGAAACCAAAATCACGATCTCGCACGATGGAGTTGCAGACGAGCGGTTTGAAATCGGTGCGTTCAAGGCAGGCGATACACAAAAGCGAATTCGTATTGGTTATGTAAACACACAAACCGGAGCAACAGCAGACGGTATTCGTGTTACTCGACAGGGAACTGTTCAGGTTCCGAAACTGAATGGTGATGTAGTCGTATCAGGCATCACATTTGAAAACTCTTTCAGTTACACTGCAAAGAATAATGCGGTTCCAACATCTTCGGCAGAAGGTGCTGGTAACACATACGACACACACCTGAACTACAAGTGGACAAACCGAAAACTGGTAGAGCAAACAGCACACGGGTTTACTTCTGGTGATCTGTTAAAGTTCTATAGCAGTGCTGCTGGTGCAACATACGACAAAGCAGACAACTCAACAGCGGTAAATGCAGAAGTTGTCGCAATCGTTGAAAAATCGCACTCACCAAACCACTTTACCGCAGTCTACACAGGACTCGTTGACCTTTCCGAAGTACCGGATGGTTCGACTCTCGCTCCCGGTGAAGTCTACTTCTTAGGTTCTACTGCTGGTAGTTACACCTCGCAGGAACCAACCGAAGTCGGCAAAATACGCAAACCAGTTTTGATCGGTGTTACCGGAGACACTGGTCTTTTTGTCAACTACATCGGCAACGAAGTTGCTTTCGATACTGGTGGACAGAGTTTCGATTTCGTTACATACGACACACACAACATCGAACTCATCGATCAAAGAATCGTCACTTCCTCGTTTAGAAACAAGATCATCAACGGTGACTTCGACTTCTGGCAAAGATGGAGAGACTACGATGGAATCGCAGGAACGCAAGTTACCGGTGACATCAACCTGCCGACAGGAAATGCTTACGGAACCACTCTAGAGTTTGGTGAAGGTGTTACCGGATATCATGCAGACATGTGGGCGATTCTTTCAGCGGAAATCGATCCTACCAACACACGATCCTGTGTCGTGCATAAGTTAGCACACACAGGCGATAACGCAATCAAAACTACAGGTGGAACCACACCAAGAAGTTACATTCGTGTTGAAAGTGGTCCATCTGGAGCAGGAGATATCATTCTCTCACAGAGAATCGAAAATGTAAGAACACTGGGAAGCACCACTGGTGAAAATGAAATCATCTTAAGTTACTGGATTCGCGGAACCAGCATGGATGGTGGATCTACAGACTTCAAGGTGAATGTTCTTCAGGTGTTTGATGGTTCGACATATGATACTGGTTCCACAAACTGCTTTGCAATCAACGGTTCTGTCACTAGCACAGATGGAACTACCTTTGATGTGTCCAGTGAATGGCAACAGAAGCAAACCCGATTTAGAACAAACGAACTGAACACCTTCTCCTCATCGATCAACGCAGACAAAAACTGGCTTGAAGTTCAGTTTATTCTTCCTCCGGCATGGGGATCTGGAGTTGGTTTCGATCTTTCCCGCGTGCAATTAGAATCTGGAACAAACAGATCGAGATTTGAGGAGCGTCCACTCTCTATCGAGAAGCAACTGTGTGAAAGATACTATGCAATCGCTGATGTTTCTTACAACGGTTACTTCATCGAAGGAACAACCGCGACAAGTATGGTAAAACTCGATGCAGAGTTGTACCCATCGATTGATGTTCATGGTATCAGCGGTTCTTCTGTTGGAACGACAGTTGTTGGAACTGATTTTGTATCAAGCGGAGATATCGATTCTATATCTCTGTCGGACATTACCATTTCGGGTAGTTCTGTGCTTGCGGAAAGAGGCGCTTCTGGTAGCGTCAGTTGCGTTTCGAGTTATCACATAGATAGTAGTATAAGATAATAGGAGTTAACCGTGGGTTCAACAGCATTAGGTCGAATTGGTGGTTCTGGTGGCGGTGGTTCAAAGATAACCATTACGCAACCTGGTCACGATTTCATTGCAGGAAATGTTGTTCGTTATGATGCGTCAAACGATCAATACACCAAAGCAATCGCATCAGAATTTGGTGGCTTTTCTGCTGATGTAAATGCAGAAGCAATAGGTGTTGTTGAATCAGTATCCGTTGATACCTTCACAATGGTATTGAATGGAAAGATTGAAAGCGGTTCGTTTACAGTCGAGAACTTTGATGTATTGAGCAACCCACAGCAGGGTGAGTTTTATTTCCTCAGTGATGAAACACCCGGTTTGCTGACAAATGTTCCCCCACAAGATGGTGCGAGTATACGAAAGCCTATCTTCATACAAACAACCACCGGTGGAATTGGGTTCGTTCAAAATTACATCGGTATTCGCAACAGCGAAATTCTTGAGGATATCGTTGATATTAGTTCCATTCAACCAGTAGGAATGATTGCTCCTTTTGGGGGAATTGCTTCTGCAATTCCTGACGGTTGGTTGCCATGTGATGGAAGTATATTTGATCCGAGCGAATATCCAGAACTTGCCACTGCAATCGGTCTAAACTACGGCGGAAACGAGTATAGACTACCAGATCTCCGAGGTAGAGTTGCTCTAGGCACAAACCCTACTGGCGGAAATGCAACCCTGTCGGTGCGAGAGTTGGGATCTGTCGGTGGTGAAGAAAGTGTTGTGCTTGAAAGATCAAACCTTCCCAACCACAACCACGACGGTTCTTCTTACAAAGCATTTATTGATGATGTAATCAATAACGAAGTTGATTACGCTAATTACGGAGCGGTTTATGGGTTCTTTGATCCAGATGGTCCGACACCAACTAGAAACATCGGTGAAAACAGCGCATCTGTTCCCGTCCAACCAATAGACGATCAAGGCGCAGTCGTTGCGAATGATTGGGTAACACATTTTGGTCTTGGAATGGGAGACGACTATGATTACGCACTTACAGAGAAAGCCGTAAATATTGCAAGCGAAGGCAGTGATCTTCCTCACAACAACATGCCTCCGTTTCAGGTTGTAAACTGGATCATTCGTGCAAGAGCAACAGAAGACGCGGCGATTATTACAGTCAATCTTCGTAATCTGAGAGATGTTGATACATCCAGAGGTTTCCCAACCAACAACAACCAAAAGAACGGCGACTTGGTGTCGTGGAACAGCACGGAACAGAAGTTCATCATGCGTCCCGATACTGCAACTGTAAACTATTGTCAAAACGGTGCGTTTGATAAGTGGACAAATGGAATCACATTTAACGATGCTGCTTTCACTGCTGCGTACACTGCAAACAATTGGTACTATGAAAGAACTGGAACTGTCGGTGGAACAGATAGACTCTTTCAGATAGAAAGAGGTGGTGCAGTTCCTGGTCATAATGCAGCAAACTCGTTTCAAGGTCTTACAGAACCAATAGCAGGACACGACTTTGTTCCAAGTGCATTCAACGCAACTGGTGTTACTGGTGATTCTTTGTTGATTAGAAAGATACAACCGCTGACCACATCGTTGTTCTCTAACGACGAATATCACACACTGTCATTCTTTGTTAACGGCAGAGATTACGCTCAACTGCTACAAGCAGAATGGTTTACACTAAGTTTCTGGTCATGGACACCACAAGCATACTTCACGGGTGATGATAACCGTGCAATCTCCGTTTCATTCAGAAACCAAGCAGGAAACGGCAGAACAGGTAGAAGATTCGTGGATGAGTTCCGTCCAATTCAAAATCAATGGACAAAACACGAAATCAAAGTTCCCGTGGATGCAATACAACAATGGAACTTCCAAGAAACTGAAGAACCAGGCAGTCATGGTCTAAAAGTAACATTTGCTTTGTCGGCAGGAAGCGGAAGAAGAACTCAAAATCCTCGCACTTGGGCGGCAGGATTAAACATTTACGCTACAGACAATCAAGCAGAACCAATAAACGACAATGTAAGCGTTGGTTCATATTGGTTAGGACTTGCACAAGTTCAACTGGAAGCAGGAGCGTATTCTTCAAACTTCAAACTACCACAGTCAAGAGAAACTAACTGGAAGCCACAAATAAGCCCTGGCGTTGGTCAACTAATAGCACTACGACGACCAGGCGGAAATGGCGCACCGGGCATGACTGAATATACATTTCCAGCAGGAAAATGGGTGTACGCTTATTGGAGATGGTCTAGTGGTAACGATAACGAATATCCGTTCTCAGAAGGACAAGGCGAAGCGATCAGCGATGGATCAACACCTCACGAATTCCCCGAACCCATTTCAGTCGGTTGGGCATTCCGAGTAGAATAAACTAATAAGGAATCGATCATATGTCTTCAAGTGCCGTTGCATTTTCATCCTCAGCAGCATCCTCGGTGGGTGTCATCACATCAAACACGACATTGTATGTCTCACCTGATGGTTCTGATACCGTAAACACAGGCACATCATCTAGTCCTTTCAAGACTCTAGATCGTGCGTTGAGTAGTTTAACAAACCGAAGAATCTCTGATGGTGTAACTGTTACCATATTCATCACGGGAGCAGTTTCATTCAATGGTGCTAACGAAAGACACACTTTTTCTGCCACCACATTCGAGCATCCTGACGGAGAGCGAATCGTTATTTCCGGGGCAAAGTCTGTTCCAGTAACAATCCAATCGATTTCTTCTTACAATGCGAACTCCGCAACGACTGGCGGATACTACATGGAAGCACATGTCCAATCTTCCTCTGGTATTACAGTTGGTGACTTCGTTTTCATTCACGAACCAAACTACAGAGACTCATCAAAGCCAACAGGTGGTCCTATCATCTATGAAGTTGACTTTGAAAACGAAAGAATGGCTGTTCGATCAACCGAACACACTGGAAACGCTGGTGAGACATATGACAATTGGATTGCAACATCTCGTAAGTTACTTGCGACTGGTCCACACCAAGTTGTTTCAACAGAAGGACTACTGAGTTCGACACCGACTGTATTATTGTTTGTGCGTCATGAAAACACATGGGAAGACACAAGAACATCAACGGATGATCGTGATGCGTTTGTTACACCGCAAGGTATAGCACTTTCTGCGTCTGGTATATTTAACAGTAACGGTTCTCTAATAAACACATACTCCAGTCCAATTCTTGGTAACATCTCATCCGGCACACCAGGTCTTACCGGTGCAGCAAATGTTGAGTATGGTGGTGTCAGCAAAGAATCGTTTACAACTGCATTCGATAAGCGACATGTGAATCTTTCCGCAAATGTTGTCAAGACAAGATTGAACTTTGACTCGACGGACGGGTTGAAGATTCTAAGTAGCATCGGAAGAATCGAAGACATTATTCTCTGCGGTCCTGCACATGCAGGAGCAAACGGTGGAACATACGCACCCGAGTCAAATACAAAGACAGGTATTTACATTGGTCCTAATGTAAACTGTGTTCTGAAAAATGTCGGTGTTTCTGGCTTTGACAAAGGTATACACATCGATCATGGAAGTCTGACAGCAGATCAGGTATTCGCATCTGGAAACAACTACAATGTATATTGTGATAACGGCAGATCGTACTTGAATGAGTCAATCGTTACTGGTTCTGGTAACTCCAGCATCTATGCAACCAACAACAGTTCTCTGGTATTGAAAAACACCATCGTCACAGCAAACAAGTCAAACGGCATTGAACTCGACAACGGTTCTGTTGCTGAAATGAACTACTGCAATGTATCATTGAATGGTGGAAACGCTGTTGTGTCGAACGAATCGATTGTTGATCTGACAGGAACCACAGCAGCATATGGTGTTACCAGCGATGCTTCTCTCGGAATCTATTCGTTCGGAACGAATGGTTACAACGGAAGATTCTTTGTTCAGAGCCGTGACGGAAACTGGTTGTTCCATAACAAGTTGGCTGGTGTTCGTCTGGATCAAAATTCAACTTTGAATCTATCGGGTTCTGTCGTCTCCTACAACGGAGAAAGCGGTGTTTTTTCCATCGGTTCTCAAATCAATGCGTTCCGAAGTAATGTCTGGGCGAATGGAGGATCGTTTGATGCAGCGATCACCGGTATCACTCAGTCGAGCATCACATCAATCTATGATGGAACCGTTCGTCTTGAAGACACCAGTGTTGGCAACTCCGTCCGAGGAATCTATCTCAACGGTTCTTATATGTCAGACTCAGCAGGTCAAATCGTCGGAAATACCAACGAAGGCTTGTATGCTGAAATGAAGTCACTTGTTCGATTGCTCGATACTGGCATCACCGGAAACAGCATGGACATTTCCGCAAACTATCTCACAACAGTCTTCCTAGATAATGGTACAAATACAGTGAATCCAAACACAGAAACAGGAACCACATCTGATATCATCGTTGCTGAAAGCATTGCATAATGTATTTTAAACATAACACTGATGACACTATAGAAATTAATGGCGTTCGTTTTCCGTATGAAGTGTTTCTGAGACTTGAACCAGACTATGTGAAACCAAGCGGAATGAAATGGCGAATGTACGAGCAGGGTTCATACCATCACATTCACACAATCGATGCTTCACAAATATCCGGTGAGTATCCGTGGGAAGACGGAGATCGGTACATCTCAAGACTCGGTGATTTGAAGTTGCTCCATACAGAAGTGGAGGAAACAAAAACTCCACCACCAGAAAAAGAACCCACGATAGCGAAACCAAAAAAGTTAGATCCTGCTGAGATACTTGGCGAAGATTACATAAATAAACTGAATGCCTTATGGGATTTCATCGCAAATGAAGTTCCAAAAAGCGAATCGATTTACCCTGTCAAAAAATCTTTGAGAAAGAAAGAAGCGTGACATGAAGTTATCACTAGAACAAATTTACCGTGCATACCCCGTGTTTCAGGTGCTGATCGAACAACCACTACCGGTATCCGTGAACCTTAAACTAAGAGATGCGGTTCGTGAACTTCAACCCCACTTTCAAGAAATCGCAGACATTCAAAACAAGATTGTCCAAGAACAGAACTACCCGCAAGATGAATCCGGTTCATACTTGGTGACGGAAGAATCCCACGACGAGTTTCTTTCCATTCTGAACGCAAGACTACAAAGATTTGTAGACATTGAATGGGAACCCATTACGGTTGATGAGATTGTCGATGCGAAACTTTCAATCAAGGAACTGGAAGCCGTTTCATTCCTGTTCTCGGATATCGAGTCGCTGGTTGAAACGCCAATGTGACGGCGACTCCTTATACATAATGTAAGGAGTTCTTATGTCAACACCAAATTCAAGACAGTCACTCAAAGACTATGCACTACGCATGTTGGGTTATCCTGTTATTGATATCAATGTCGATGATTCTCAGTTAGAGGATCGTCTAGATGATGCACTTGAGTTCTATGGTGACTTTCACGCAGATGGTTACGAAAAAGTGTATCTGAGTCACCAGATCACACAAGACGACATTAACAACAAGTATATCGATATATCAAACATCGACGATAGTGTTACTCAAGTCGTAAAGGTTTTTTCTTACGCTGCAAACACAACAAACATCTTTGACATA